CTAGATATAACGTATATTTAGAATTTTGCGTATTGCCTAAGACTTTAACGGACATGAAGCAACATTTAGATGCTGATAAGAATACTGCGTCTAATACAATTAAAAGTTTAATGGCTCGTGGCTATTTGAAAAGCATTGTTATTAGCGATACCAGTACACGCAAGTATTATAGCTTTGTCACCATTAAGCTAATGAGTTACGAAGAAGCATTAGAATACGTGTCACCAAGAAAATACAAAACCAAGGCTAGTGAAAATGAAGCAACAATACCTGGTGCAAGGGTAATTAACTTTGATGACAGAAATTTGACTAAGCTATACATGAACCAACGTGCAATAGACAGGGCTAACATGAAATCACCTAAAAACCATGTAAGTGGTTCAACAATGTCAGCGAGTGACTGGTAATGAGTGTACTAGACAAACAACACGGTGGTAGTCATTACAAAGGCTTTGCAATACAGCCAGCAGAGTTTTGCTATCGCAATAACATTCCGTACCTAGAGGCCACAGCCATTAAGTATTTATGCAGACATCGGAGTAAGAACAAGCTAGAAGACTTAAAGAAGGCTATGCACTTTATTGAGATGCTAATTGAGTTTGAGTACAGCGAAGAACCCAGCCCAGCAGAAAGCTAGACTGGGGAGTAAATAATAACAAATATGTTACTATCGGTTCATAACATAGAGGGTTACTTCAAAACCGAACCTTAACTCCGTAGCTGCTGGTGATGTCCACATGATTAAATTCTCCTGTTTAGTGTACACATAGGTGTGTACGTGTTTACATTCTGCGCTTTTATAAACATTTCACAATACTGAAAAGCATGATTTACGCTGTATTGACGCAAAGTAAAGGATATGATATAGTCACGTAAAGATTTATAGTAGTGCGATTTTGCATTACTTTTTTATTCCGGCGACAGTACATCGCTAGAAAGCAATCATTGCCCCTCAGACGTGATAGGGTAGACTCCGAGGTAGTCTAGTTGCGAGAACCTCCTACTTTTTTAAGGATAGTTATGGGCTTATTGGACATTAAAGAAGGTATCGTATCTGTTAAAGAGAACGACGCAAATACAGAAAATGCCATTAAAAACTATTCTCTTGGGCCATTAAACCCAGACTTACCTAACAAAGAATACTGGTCAAAGATGGCCAAGGCATTCAGAATCACTCCAGACGAAGCTAAACGTCAACGCTGCGGCAATTGCAGTTACTACGAAAACACACCATCAATGCTTGAGATGATGGAAGAAATCCCATTAAACAAATACGACCTATACGATGGTCAAGCCCAACGTGGATGGTGTAACAAGTTGGAATTTATTTGCCATAACTCCCGTCTATGTTCTGTATGGGAAGCCAAAGAATTTGAGATGGAGGATTAATTATGCGTGACATGAATAAGATTGCTGAAAAGATAGACAAGCTATGGTCAGGTGGCAAATCACGCACACCAACTCCAACAAAGCAAAACAGCACAGACAAGATGATTGATACAGCTATGGTTAAATACTCCAAAGGTAAGAAATAATGGCGTGCAAATCTAAAGGCAAGAAGCCACCTAAGAAATACTAAGCAAATGAACGACCATTGGGCAATAATACTATTAGCTGTAATAGCTAACATCACTCTTATTATCAACGCAATACATAATTGGTAAACTTATGGCATGGAACGATTACGTAAATAAGGTAATGAACAAGCCCCTCATGTCAAATGGGGCGCTTAATCGTGACCAGTTCCAAGCAATGATGGGCTTAAATAAGCCTGAACCAGTAACTTCATTAGTTGCTAGTGGCTTAAATGCAATAAAACAACCATTAGATTATTATGCTATAGACAAACGAGTGCCATTAGTAGGCGGTCAGTCTATGGCTGACTTAATTGGTCTTACTGGTACGCAGTCATTAGTACAAGACTTTAGTCAAGGTAAGCCAATGATGCGTGATGGTTTGCCTGATGAACGCTTTATTGATGCAGCTAGCATGATTCCTATGATTAAACCTGCTGCGGTTGCTACAGGGCAAGCTGCCAAGTCTTTAGGAAAAGAAGCATTACGACAAGGTTATGAAGGTACTGGCGTGCTTGGTATGATAGCACCAGATATTAAAATGCCAATAACAGAGTTTGAAATAAGGCAGCTAACGGCACAAAAGAACGCAGCATTGCCATATAGTGAAGGTGGATTAAATCTTTCACCAAATAATACTGCTATGCAAAGAGCAAGGGCAATGGGATTTGAAACTCAGCCATCAAAAGAAATGTATCATTATGCTAGACAAGGATGGGACAGCAATAAAATAGACCCATCTAAATCAGATTTAGGTTTTCATACAGGCACAATTAAACAAGCCAATCATAGAGGAAATGTATTTATGCCTCATGAAGAAGGTGGGAATATAATGCCTTTAATGAAAAGTAAATATGCAAATATGCTTAAAGTAAATGATGAAGGCACATTTCATGCAGATTCATTTTCTCCTCAGCTTGAGAAAAAAGGATTAGTGTCAAAAGGTCATACAAAAAAAATAATGGCTGACCCTTTAGGAGAAACATCTCCAAAAGAATGGGATTTAAGATACGACCAACAAATGAGAGATATTTTAGCGCAAAATGATTATCATGGCGTTAAGTATAATAATGCGCAAGAAGGTGAAGGGATAAGCTATGCTTTTACAGACCCAACTATTGTGCGTTCTCGCTTTGCTGCTTTTGACCCATTTAGGCGCAATGAAAATGACATACTGGCTGGTGTTGGTGTAGGTATTCCAGTATCATCAGGACTACTAAACATAGAAGAAAAAAAAGAACCAAAGAAAGCAAAGAAAAAGAGTAAATAACATTAACAACAGGGTGACCACCCATTATGGAGTCACATAAACATGACAGAGTTTGAAAAAGTAGACGAAATATCAAATCGTGGCGGTAAGCGTGAAGGTTCTGGTAGAAAGCCAGGAACACCTAACAAAATATCAGCTACAGTTAAAGATAATGTAATCGCAGTATTTGAAGGCATTGGCGGTGTTGAACACATGAAAGTGTGGGCAGTAGATAATCCCAATAACTTCTATAACATTTACGCAAAGATATTGCCGATACAAACAGAGTTAAGCGGTGCTGAAGGCAAGGACTTAGTCATTAATATAGTAACAGGTATCAATGACCACGATTAAACTTGCTTACGAACCACGTGACCCACAGAATCAGATACACAGGGCAGTACGAGATAACAGGTTTGTAGTATGTGTAGCGCATCGCAGGATGGGTAAGACAGTAGCAGCTATTAACCAACTCATACATAGTGCGTTAAAGAATACACAGGCTAACCCACGTTATGCTTACATAGCACCGACATATAGCCAAGCCAAGCGAGTAGCGTTTGATTACTTAGTAGAGTTCACAAGACCATTAGGTGCAACAGTAAACATCGCAGAGTTACGTGTAGACTTCATGGGAAGGCGTATCAGCCTGTATGGTAGTGAGAATGGTGACAGCTTACGAGGCCAGTATTTTGATGGCGTAGTGCTAGATGAGATTGGTGACCAGAACCCAAAGATATGGAATGAGATTATCAGGCCAGCTTTAGCGGATAGAAAAGGTTACTGCTTATTTATAGGCACACCAAAAGGCAACAACCATTTTAAAGAGTTTAGAGATAGGGCAGAAACCGCAGAAGGTTGGAAGCTGCTAGAGTTTAAGGCAAGTCAAACAGGTTTAATAGATGCACAAGAATTGTCATCAGCCAAGAACGAGATGGGTGAAGACAAATACATTCAAGAGTTTGAGTGTAGCTTTGATTCACCGGTAGAAGGTAGTTACTACGGCAAGCTAATGAACGAGGCTGAAGAAGCTAATCGCATTGGTGTAGTGCCTAGAGATGACTTAAGCAATACGTTTACTGCTTGGGATTTAGGTATGTCTGACTCCACCAGCATTTGGGTGGCACAAGTAGTAGGTAAAGAAGTAAGGCTAGTGGACTACGTAGAGAATCACAGTCAATCGCTAGAGTGGTATGTAAACTGGCTACGTGATAACAACTGGCACAAGGCCACACACATATTGCCGCATGACGTTGAAGTAAGAGAACTAGGAACTGGTCGGTCACGTAAAGAGATGTTGATGGAATCAGGGCTTGATATAATCATTGCACCTAAACTATCAGTAGCAGATGGGATACAATCAGTTAGGCGTTTATTACCTAGATGCTGGTTTAATAAAGAAACAACAAAGCAAGGCATTGACTGTCTAAGAAACTATAGACGAGTGTATGATGAAAAGCGTAACGTGTTCTTTGACACACCATTACACGACTTTGCGTCACATGGGTCAGATGCTTTCAGATATTTAGCAGTAGGCTTAAACGAACCTGATTCGTCATGGACTCAGCCACTTAACGTAAATACTAAATGGGTAGTGTAAATATGGATGAATTAGAACTAAAGACGATTATCTCCACAGAGATTGACAACTCCATCGGTTACTTGGAAACAGAAACCGTTGAAGACCGTGCCACCTCTATGGACTTTTACCTACGTAAGCCTTATGGCAACGAGGTAGAAGGTAAGTCATCAATAGTTACTGGGGAAGTCGCTGAAGCAGTAGACGGTGCATTACCTCAACTAATCCGTGTTTTTACCTCTAGCGAAGACGCTGTGCGTTTTGAGGCTACTAAAGATGGTGGCGATGAGTTTGCTGACCAGGCTTCTGACGTAGCTAACTGGGTGTTCTACAAGCAGAATGATGGCTTCTTAATCATGCACAACTGGTTCAAGGATGCCTTGATGCAGAAAGTTGGTGTGGTTAAGGCTTACTGGTCTGAAGAAAAAGACATCACGAAAGAAACCTATGAAGGTTTGACTGATGACGAACTCACCATGCTAATGATGAATGATGAGTTTGAGATACTAGAACAAGAAACATTGACAGATATGCGTGAAGGTATGCCTATGGTTACCACACACAACGTCAAGATTAAACGCACTAAAGACAAGTCCAAGATTGTTGTAGAGAACGTACCACCTGAAGAATTCCTGATTGATAAACGTGCAAGGTCTATCCAAGACGCACAGTTTGTAGCACACCGTAAACGTATTGCCCGTGGTGAATTGATTGCTATGGGTTACGATAAAGACGTTGTAATGAACATTCCTGTAGGTGACCGCTTAACATACAGTCCAGAGATATTGGCACGTTACTCACAAGGCGAAATACCACAAGACATTGTAGACGTAGACGATGCAATGCAAGAGGTTGAAATCTTTGAGTGCTACATCAAGGTAGACATGAACAAGTCTGGCTTGCTTGAGTTACGCAGGGTTATGTACGCAAACAACACAATCTTGGATGACGAAGACTGTGACTACGTACCTTTCCACTCTGTATGCCCATTCCCTATTCCACACAAATTCTTTGGTCAATCATTATCTGACCGCACGATGGACTTGCAACTAATCAAGTCTACAATCATGCGTCAAATGCTAGACAACTTGTACCTAACAAACAACTACCGTGTTGGTGCAGTAGAAGGCCAAGTAAATCTAGATGACTTGCTAACATCAACTGCTGGCGGTGTAGTACGTATTAAGAACCCTGGTGCTATCGTGCCTATGACGGTTCAATCTACAGCAGCACAATCATTCCCAATGATGGAATACTTGGATGGCGTACAAGCTAAACGTACTGGCGTTAGCGATATGCAACAAGGCTTAGACCCAAATGTATTGCAGAACGTATCAGCCACAGCAGTAGCGGCCATGACACAGCAATCAACAGGCAAGCTAGAACTAATAGCACGTATCTTTGCTGAAACAGGTGTTAAATCATTATTTAAAGGTATCTTGCATTTGATGTGCAAATACCAAAATTCAGTACAGACAGCACGAATTCATAATAGCTACGTACAGTTTGACCCACGCGAATGGGACACAGAGTACAACGTAACTATTAACGTAGGTTTGGGTAACGGTAATAGACAAGAACAAATAGCCATGCTTCAAATGATACTTGCCAAGCAAGAACAAATCATTCAGCAATATGGGCCAACAAATCCACTTGTTTCCGTTACCCAATACCGTAAAACACTTGGTCGCATGATTGAGATGGCTGGCTTTAAAGACACGACTTCATTCTTGAACGAGGTTACACCTGAAGTTGAACAAGGCATCCAGCAACAAGCAGCACAGGCAGCACAAGGTCAATCAGACCCAACAGCTATCTTTGCTGAAGTTGAGAAAATGAAAGCACAACTACAAGCGCAGACAGCGCAAGCTAAGATGCAAGCAGAACAAGCTAAACAGCAAGCGCAGATACAACTAGCGTCAGAGAAGCTACAAAGCGACCGTGAACAGGCAATGGCTGACATCGCCATGAAACAAGCTGAGTTGTCTATGTATGAAGAAAAGGCAGCACTAGAGATTGAGATGCAACGCGTTAAACTTGTGCAAGACGAAGCAATGGCTGACCGCAAACAATCATTAGAAGAACGCAAACAAGTTGTAGCAGAGTTAGAGTTAGTAAGCAAAAGCCTAAACGACATAACAGACGTTGAGATGGCTAAGGCAGAATTATCTAATCTATTAGCACAGTTGAGGGGATAGTATGGCAACTTTAGGTTATAACGCAGCAAACTCAATTGGTGGGATTGGTTCTATTGGTCAAAAGACTCCTGCTGACATTGCTAAGGCTGCACAAACTAAAGCGGTTACTGACAAAGTTAAAACATTAACTGCTGTTACTGTGGATGCTAAACCTGCTGCATTGCCACCAGGTGAAGTAGTCAAGCTAACTAATGACAAAGGCAAGGTTGAGTATTACGTTGGTACTTATGACGGCAAACTATCTAAACCATTAACTTCTGTATCAAGTGCTGTTAGTGCTGTAAACACACAGATTAAGAAAGCAGAAGCTGTACAAGCAACTGCATTACGCACATCACAAAAGATTGAACTTGCAGAAACTAAACAAGCATTAAAAGATGCTAAATTGCCTACTAAAGAAATTAACGCAATACTTGCAGCAGAGAAAAAAGCTAACACAGCAGAATTCACTCAATATAAAGGGTTACTTGCAGAACCAATGTTGCAATATGGCGTGCGTGATGCAGCAACTAATACGTTTGTAAATAATGTAGTTAATGGTGTTACAGCGCCAACAGCAACACCAAAATCATTGCTTACGCTTGATGACCCAGTTTTAACTCCTAAAGTAAAAGCAAACATCCAGTCTGCTAACGATGCTGTAGCTGAGTTCCAATTATTAAAAGGTATCACACAACCATTTTTACCTAGTGGCAATACAACATCTGGTATAAATACATACGCTATTTATCAAGCATTAGATAATGGCTCAATTATTGCAACTAAAGATGCTGATGGCGTTACTACTGGTTACACAGTATCTCCAGAGGTAGCAAAAGCTAAAGGTGACCAAAGTGGCTTTATGAACGCTACTGGCATGAGTAAAGCTAGTGCTAGGGCATTAGGTCTAGTTTTAAATAACGATGTTGTTATTGGTGGTAAAGCTAATGTAGTTACTGATGCCAATGACAACCATTATGTTTATGACGCTAGTGGTGCTGACCGTTATGGCAAACAAAATGCTTTATTTGATACAGGCAGAGTAGTTGATTCAGGTAAAAAAGACGCAAACGGCAATCCAATAATGAATAAAATATTTGCTGAAGTATCTACAGATAACTCAAAACGCAACTTAGTATCAGTAGTAAGTAATTATGTTCAACAACCTGATGGGTCATTCAAATACGCTGGTGTTGATAGTACAGATTACACACACATAGAAGGCTTTAACCCAATCAAAGCATTGGTTATTGCTGGTATGTCTGCTGGCGCTGGTTTAGCAACTGGGCCATTAACTGGTCTTACTGGTGCATTAGGAAATACAGTAGCTGGTGCTGCTGCAGGTGTTACAGGTGCTGCTCTATCAGGTAGCAACATAATTAAAGGTGGGTTATTAGGTGCGCTTGGTGGATTTACTTTAGGTGAAGTTCAAGCTGCTGCACAAGCTGCTGGTGGTTATGACAACTTATTAGGTCAAGTAGGTACTGGTAACTTTAATTCATTTACTCAAGCAGGACAAGACGCTGCTGCTTTTGCTAACTCTGCTGCTGGTTCAGCTAGTGGTGCTGATGGTGGTGGTGGTGGACTTGCTGGTGGTGGTGAAAGTCAAGCTAGTATAAATTTTGGTGATACTTCAGTTGCACAAGGCGGCTTTATTGATTCAGCCAATACAGCTAACACAGGTTTAACTAATTATGGAACTACCGGTACAACTGGTTTAGGCCCAAACATGACTTACAATACTAGCGCCTCTGGTCAAGGTATTAGATTAGGTCTTGATTCTGCCGGCAACTATATAGATTTAGCTACTAATATGCCGTTTACTGGCTCTGGTATAAACTTTGCCAAAGATGCAGCAGGTAACTTTATTTTAGATGCAGCAGGGAATGTTTTAGATGCAGCAACAAATTTACCATTCCAAGGTGAAGGTGTTAATTTAATAAACTTTGATACAGGCGCTTATGTACAACCATCATCCAATGCTGCGTCAACTGGTAATAACGGATTACTTGATACAATAAAAAATGCAGGCTCATCTGTTGTTGATACGTTAGGTGTTGGTGGCACAATCATAGCTGCCGGTGCAGTTGTTCCAGAGATTGTAAAAGCAGTAAGTCCTGGTGCAAAAACAGACAATACTGTATATACAGCGCCTTTGATAAACAATGTAATGATGCCAACGAACAAAGTGCCAAGTTTTGCACAGAACTATAACAATTTGTTTAACCGTCAAGGCGTAGGCGCTGGTCAATACTTAGGTTACGATTACTTGAACAATATAAATATCCCACCAGAATTAATGGGTTTACTAGGTACATCTGCACAAGCTAGACCAACATCGCTTACAATGCCTACACCAACATCAATAACACCGGCATAACATGAACAGAACACAAGAAGCGCAGTTGTTACTAGGTAACGAGTTTTTTAAGACAGTATTCCAAGAACTAGAGGAATTGCAACTATCACGGTTTGCAAACTCAAACGAAGAAGATATAAGTGGTCGTGAGTTAGCTTATGTAAAGCTAGCAACATTGAAAGAGATTAAATCGCATATAGAATCAATCGCAGCATCAAGCGAAATTCGTGATAAGCGATGGAAGATTTGGTAACTTTTTACCAAACGCAGTCAGGGCGAATCTGAATATAGGAAGTAAACAATGGAAAATACCATGACCCCAGCTACTGGGAATGGCACGGTGCAAGAAGCAGCAAGCCAATTTTTTGATATGATGGAAGAAGCGGAAAACCCAGAAGGGCAAAATGAAGCTGAACAAGAATCAGACGAAATTGAGGAAGGCGAATCAGACGAGGAAGAACTAGAAGCCTCTGAAGAACTTGATAGTGAAGACGAAGATGAGGAACAGGAATCAGAACCTACTTACCGTATTAAGATGGCTGGTGAGGAACGTGAGATAACCCAACGTGAACTTATTAAGTTAGCACAGCAAGGCGCAGATTACACCAAGAAGTCGCAGCAAGTAAGTGAACAACGCAAAGCGTTAGACGCAGAAAGTAATGCGATACAAGAGGCTAAACAGCTACGCAACGAATACGCACAACGATTACAAGCAATGCAGCAAATGCTACAGGCTCAACAACCGGAAGATGATTTAGATTACCTTCAGGAAAATGACCCGATTGGCTACGCTGTTAAAGTTGCTGATATGACTAGGCGTGAAAAGCAAATGAACGCAATTGAGTACGAACGTCAACGCATTGCCCAACAGCAACAAGCGGAAATGTCCGAACATCAACGCAGACAAGTTGCTGCGGAAGCAGATAAGGTCACAGAGTTAATTCCTGATTACTCAGACGCAAAGAAAGGTGCTACATTGCGGCAAGAGTTACGTGCCTATGCTAAAAGCATTGGGTACACAGACGCAGAGATTGGTGCAGTTTATGATGCACGAACTGTTAAGGCTCTGTACGATGCAATGCAATACCAAAAGTTAGTTGAGTCTAAACCAGGCGTATCTAAGAAAGTGCAATCTGCACCTAAGATGATTAAGTCAGGAACATCAACTAATAAAACAAGTACAACAGAATCGCAGAAGCGCCAATTCAACAAGTTGAAATCAACTGGTAGAGTTAAAGATGCTGCTGCATTATTTGAGAAATTTTTATAAAGGAATAAGAAATGCCAACCTATCAAACCTATACGGCCATTGGCCAACGTGAAGACTTAATGGATGTTATCTATAACATTGCTCCAACAGAAACTCCATTCATGTCATCTATCGGTAAAACATCTGCTACTGCTCGTTTACACGAATGGCAAACAGATACACTAGCTGCTGCTGTAACAACTAACGCTGCGATTGAGGGTGCTGCTGCTACTTCAGCAACTATCACTCCATCCGTACGTTTAGGCAACCGCGCACAGATTTCACAAAAAACCATTGCTGTATCTGGTACTTTGGAAACTGTAAACAAAGCAGGCCGTCGTTCAGAGAAAGCCTATCAATTGGCTAAAGCCTCTAGCGAACTAAAACGTGACATGGAAGCAACATTGTTGTCAAACAACGTAGCTGCTGATGGTAACGGTTCATCTACTGCTCGTACATTGGGCGGTTTACAAGCATGGTTAAGTTCTAATTACTCTGGCGGTACTGATGGTGTTGCTGGTTCATTAGGTACTACTGCTCGTGTAACAGGTACTGACCGTGCGTTCACAGCAACACTATTGAACACAGTAATGCAATCTGCATTTACTAACGGTGGCTCACCAACAATGTTGTTCGTAACTCCAGCACAAAAAGTTGTTGCATCAACATTTACTGGTATCGCTACTCGCTACCGTGATGTTCCTTCTAATCAACAAGCACAAATCATCAACGCTGCGGATGTGTATGTGTCTGACTTTGGTATCATCCAAATCGTACCAGACCGTTTCATTCCTAACGCTGACAACGATGATTGCGCTTTCTTGATTGATACAGAGATGGCTTCAGTTGCTTACCTACGCCCATTCCAAACTAACGAATTGGCAATCACAGGTGATGCAACCAATACACAACTTTTAGTTGAGTATACATTGCAAGTAAACAACCAAGCAGCACACGGTATCATTGCTGACTTAACCTAGTAGAAAATAAACTCCCTGTGTTGACTCATGGGGAGTTTTATTGGAAATATAAATGGCAAACATACTATACGAAAATGGTAAGAAAACAGAATTTCTTGATAATGGCTCAGATGTCATTGTCAAACAAACGCAAGACATTACTGGAATCATTGAGTTTAATAAGGCTCAATACAATGAAACAGATTCTAGGGCAAGGTGGAGTGACGATGCAGTAGGTAACAAGGTTGCATCTATACCGCTAACAGTATTTCAAGACCTTGAGAAAAAAGGCATCACTCGTGGATTTACGATTATAGACCACAAGCGATTTAAAGAATTTTTAAATAATCCTGATAACCAAGTATTTAGAACCAGACCAGGAAGAATATAAATGGCATTTACAACATACGCAGAGTTACAATCTACGGTTGCAGACTATCTTGCACGTAGCGACTTAACAAGCCAAATACAGGACTTCATTTCACTAGCTGAAACAAGGTTAAACCGTGACTTGCGTATTCGTCAAATGCTGACATACACAACAATCACAATGACGGCTGATTCACCAAACGTAACCATCCCTGCTGACTTCTTGTCTATACGGGATATTCATATTATTGGTTCGCCAGTTTACACATTAAAGTATGAGTCACCATCTAACTTGTTTAGGAACACAGATTCATACATTACTGCATTACCTAAGTTCTACACGACAGTAGGCGCACAGTTTGTATTCTCACCAATACCTGATACAGCTTATGTATTGCAAATACTTTACTATGCTAAACCACCAGCATTGAGTAA